TCTGCCCTGGTGAATGTTGGTCCAGGTCCCTTGTCGTATCCCTTGTAGCCCTCAGCCACGAGGCGCTTGCCCATCGCAGTGATCAGCGCGTGCTTCTTGCCGATACGGAAGAAGCCCTGTCCAGGGAATGGTGCGTAGACGGGCTTTGGCTTGGCCTCTACGGGCGTCGCAGGCTTGGCGGGTGCTGGAGCGTCAGGTTCCAGCTTTCCGGCCTTCACAAGGGCGTACAGAGGCTCTCCTGGGCACGCAGTGGCGTGACCGTCCCGGTGACCCTTGATCTCCTTGCCAGCTCCGTAGCCACGCATGTAGGCGACTGCATCCTTGATGCCGGAGATCATGGCTGCGGAGGGAACCGTGTCACCCTTGTTGCCAAGGAGGCCCATGATCGCGTAGTGAGCCTTGTTGAGCGTCTGGTCTCCATTGGCACCAGTACGCTTCCGCTTACCCCGACCCTCGAATACATGACCATGCTGGCAGACCAGGAGGTTGTAGGCGATGTCGGAGTAATTCTCCTTGGTGTTAGCGAGATGCGACTTCCGAATCGCCTTGACGAGCGCCACGCAGTCACTGTGCTCCTTGCAGGAGACCTTGGTGCCCTCATAATGGATCTTGACTCCCTTAGCGGTCAGCTGGTCGGGGGCCGCAGATGCGGGCCACCCGAGATCTGCCCTTGATACCCACTTCATCAGTTACCCCAGAAATTTCCTGACCCACGGGTCATGTTTGCCTGAGCCATATAGTCCAGGTCGATTGTAGTAGTACGGTCCTTGTCTCGCGGACTCTGGTACTCGTTGGCAACGTGGAACACGTTGTCGATCTCGCCAATCAGCTCACGTGCACGGATCTCCGCGAACCAGAGGGCCATGACTGTATCGGTCTTCTTCCTGCTCTTCTGCCCCGGAGGCAGAGGCTCCCAGGTGGTCAGCTGCTCGATAAGCATCTTCACGCCCTCGCCGCTTGAGCGGCTAGGGAGATGGATCAGCTGCTCGTTACGCTCATAGCCTTCAAAGAGGACGGACATGGAAGCGACACCGAAGTCGGTATCCCACTTGTTCGACCCGGTGAAGTGCTCACGCAGGAGGCAGCCACGAGACCCGAGGAACTGCTTGATGTCACGGTTCTGGGTCACCATCAGGTTCATGGCGTTCTTCTCGATGCGCCACTCGTTGATGTTGTACTTGACCGTCATCTCCTTGATCTTGTCGAAGATGTCGTCAGGCTTCAGATTCCCCTTCGACCAGACGTCCAGAATCCACCGCTGCCCAGAATAGCGATCCACTCCCATGACTACAGCCGCACTGTGGCCAGTCATCGCAGGGTCGAATCCCCCAACGACATAGAGGCCGTCCATTCCGTTCTGGCGGTGTCCGGGCGCTCCCTTGCTCATTAGCCCTGCGGCTCGCATACCGTCTACTGATCCTGTTACCGCCTTCATCGGGAAGATCGCGTCTTCGATCACGGACTGCTGCATGTAAACCAGAGCCCAGTTCTTCGGACTCATGGAGGCGCGGCGCTTCCTGAGCGCCTCACCGGTCCACATGGGCCACATGCCGTCTTCATACTGAGTTACTAGTTGACGTCCTGCGATAGAGACAGGAGGACGGTTAGTCCTCGGCCAGAGGGTGACCCACTCGTCCGAAGTCTCCCCAAACTCCAGCACAGCTGGCTGTGTGAGGTACGTCCACGGAGAAGTCTCTTCACCATAATAGTCATCCTTGATGATCTCACCGTAAAGGTCAATTGGAGCAAGCCTCGTCCCAACCAGCAGGATACGGCCACCAGGATAGGAGAGTCGGTTGTAGACCTCTCGCTGGAGCCAGTCCATCTGCTTCTCATACTCATGAGCGTTCTTTCCTGTCACGCAGTCATCGAGGATAATGAGGTCTGCTCGGGATCCGTAGATGTGTCCACCGATACCGAGAGCCTGAACCGTAGGGTCCTTCTCTCCCGAATCTCGGGTAGTGCTTGACACATAGATGGAGTCCGCCGTCCATGCGGCGGCTCCGTCATCAAAGCCACCCTCGGGCCCGAAGTCCACCTGGAGCTTCTGATAGTTCTTGTTCTCAGACGCCAGACGATCCTTGATTCCACGCAGGAACCTCTTGGCCATCTCCTGAGTCTGAGACACGATGATGACTCGGATGTTCGGGTCCTGACAGATCCGATACGTCACATAGTTCATCGTGATGGTGGTGGACTTCGCATGCTCAGGGGGAGTGTTGATGAGCAGGAACTCAGGTTCACCCTTGATGTACGTCTGGTTCTCGTGAAGGTTCCTGGGCTCATCACCCTCCAGCAGATCGATCCACTGAAGATGATGGTTGAACAGCTGAGTGTCGAGGTACTCCATGCACCATTCATCGAATGGTGCGATGTTTGAACGGTTCTCATCGGCGATACTGGAGTTCTGCGTCATCAGACGCAGACGGTCCATCTCTTCCCTGAAGTTTGCATCAGATCCACGCAGGTACTTGTACTGGGCCTCCGTGAGGCCCATATCAATGCAGGCCTGCTTGATCGACTTGCCGTTCTTCACATACTTGACGAAGGTCTGCTTGCGGACCTGGGTGTCAGAAGTGTTGCGGATCTTAGGTCCGCCCCTGGTCGTGGACGGAGTCTTCCGAGGATCAGACTTGAGCTTCCTTCCGTCCTCTGTCACGAAGACCTTCGCCATGCCGTACTCCTACCCCTATAATCATGTTGAAACTAGCGGTGCTAGTTAAACTTGACGGACCTGTTAAACATATGCAACTCAATCGCCGTGCGGCTCCTTCATAGTCGGGTTCCGCCTTGGGGCGGACCCTCTACCGGAGTGAAGATCCCGACCTTGGGAGGGACTATGTAAACCATGGTAAGCAGTGTGCCCAGCCCCTAGAGGGCTGGCTCACGACACTGAGTCTGTACATCTGCTCGCCATGATTATAGTGTGGGTACGTAGTCATACTACTTATACCCGTCCCCGTCGGCGTGTCGGGACCGAACTTTCAAAGTGATGTACGTCACAGGGCTACAGCCCAGTGATACCAAGGGTTTCTACCACCAGTGTGACGTAGGTCACAGGTACGTATGATGGAATTTTATGGGGACTCACTCTCTCTCTCTCAGGGCCCAGTTAACAACCCCCGGGTCAAGTCATGACATGTCAGGGCAAAACGGACACACCCAAGGCAGGACAAGGTAGGACATGTCGGCCAGCCCTGCGCCTGGGTGAGCAGGGCTGGCCACGGGTGGGCGAGGGTGAACATGTGTACATATGTGCGCCTGTGTGTACATATGCAAGGCAGAATGTCCGATATGCCTGCATATGCAAGGCAAAACAGGCACATAGCCTACGATTGGTAGGTATGTGGATGTATGTGATTGTACCAAGGCTTGTACCATGCACCCACACCCGCGCGCGTGTTCCATCTATCCACGTGATGAGGGTGCTCATGTGAGCAAGGGTGTACACAGGTGAGCAGGGGAGGAAGCGGACATGCCTGGATGTACCTGGATGTATGCCCAGACATTCCGGACAACTCGGACGTGAGGCGCTTTGCTATCCCCATCACTCCAGCAAATCCAGAGCCCTACAACCCCTCATCCAGCCTGCCCCAGAGGGCAGGATGTCCTAGTTCATCCCTATAAGTCTGTCCAGTCTGTCCTGGTTTAGTACGACATCAGGGCAGCTTCTGGACACTTCAAAGAAGTTTTTGGTCCAGGTATGTCCGGATTGTCCTGCCCGATGTGTCCGACTTGCCCCAGAATGCTGGCCAGCCTGGACCATGATCCCGCCCTTTGCTCCGGTCCATCACTTCTGCAATCCGTAGTGTTCTGGTTGTCAGCAAGACGGACCGCCAGAACGGGGAACGTGGAGACTGGCGCAGGTCCTTGAGAACTTCACATTGTGACGACGACCCATTCAGAGCTTGCGCTCTGTCCAGGTCCCGCTTGAGTCCGCTTGCCGGGCAAGCGTCCATGACTGCGATGTCAACCTTCGGGAATGCGCAGCGTGTACGTGAACTGGCTACAGGACTCGCCCAAGAGGGGCTTGACAGAATTCGCAGGGGATGAAAGTGTCTGACTCGCAACGTGAAGCCCCAGGGCTCACGATGGCAGCGGACGAACGCGTCAGGCGTAGTGGCTAGGACCACATGCGTAGGCGTCAGTAGAAAGCGAGCCTCGTTCCTTGAGAACTGAATAATGAAGCTGTGTACGAGCCGCAGGCAGTAGCCTGCGTCAAGCGCTCGGTACTCGATAAGGTGCGTTCGTTCGGAACGTGTGCACCGCTGCGATGACTGGTGTGGTTGGCCCGCCCCTGACGGGGCGAGACCCCCGGAGCACGTGGCCGAGTGTGAGTTCGTACACCTACTCTTTCCTCTTATCACGCCCCTTCGGGGGCTGATAAGGGCCCACAACCCCTTCGGGGGCTGATGGGTCCCCTTGTTGAAGGGGCTGCATGTGGTCCGCAAGGGCTGTACGTGGCCCCTTCGGGGAGTCGCTGGTACCTTTGGTAGCGGCGGCTGTCCGGGAGGCTTACACGGGCTGTGAGCCCCTTAACACAAGGGAGAGAATCATGAGTAAGCGCATGGACCCGAAGGTTAAGGCCGAGTGGCTCACCGCTCTTCGGAGCGGCGACTACGAGCAGGTGCAGGGACGGCTCCGCAAGACTGCGGAAGACGGATCCAAGTCCTACTGCTGCCTCGGGGTGCTGGAAGACCTGTCCCCGCTGCGTCAGTGGCTGGATGACGACCGTACCGTGGGCCTGGACGGCAAGACCGAGCCCGAGGCTGCGACGCTGTCGTACATGGCCTGCCAGTGGTCCGGCCTGGAGAGTCTGTCCGGATACATCAACCTGTCCCCAACTGTGAACCGCCACTTCTCCGTCTCCCTGACGGAACTCAACGACAACGGGCTGACCTTCGAACAGATAGCGGACGTGATCGAGTACGCATTCTAGACAGTGACCAGATGGAGCGCTCACCTTTCGGGGTGAGCGTTGCAGCGGCATCACTGCCGACACAAGGGAGAGAGAACATGGACAACACAGCGAAGTCCCAGTGGCTTGAGAAGCTGCGTTCTGGCGAGTATGCCCAGGGCCGTGGCAGGCTGCGCAGTTCCAGCAACACGTACTGCTGCCTTGGGGTGCTGGCCGAGGTTGCCGTGGAGGCGGGCATCCTCTCTCCGGCGGTGGAGATTCCGGAGGCCACGGAGGACTATCACTTCGATGGCTACTTCTGCTACCTGCCTGGCAAGGTGGCAGAAGCGTTCGGTGTCGAACCGGTGGACTCCGACGTGCTGATGAACATGAACGACGGCAAGCAGAACTCGTTCGACGAGATCGCCGACTGGATCGAAAAGAACATGTAGTCAGTGACCACTCTTTGTCCGCATCCTCTGGATGTGGGCATTGACGGCATCACTGCCGGACTGCACAAGGGAGAGAGACTATGAGTCACCTTGCATTCGATGAAACCTTCATGAGTGCCGGTGAGCCCCTCAAGGGCTCCCGGTTCGTGGGGTTCGGTGCTGGCAACAGGGTGCCTGAGACGTCCCGTAACGGACGGAACAGGTCCAAGGCAAGGAAGCTTGCCGAAGCGTCTCCCAAGGGGCTCTCAAGGGCTTCTGTGGCCGTTGTCAGGCTGACCCCAAAGACGTACGAGGTGCGGGTCAAGGGCAGTCGCAAGCTGGTCGGGCTGGTGAACAAGTACGCCGTATCGGATGGTAAAGTGGTCCGCTACTCGTTCTGTTCCACCTCCGGTGAAGCCGTCAAGGATTTCACCACCCAGAAGGCTGCCGTTGACGCGATGCTGGAGAAGTCATGATTGCGGAGACAGTGATACTCCTGCCGCCCCTTGCGGGTGCGGTGGCGTTCGTGTACTTCGCGGTCAAATATCTGAAGGGCTGATCCACAATCTTCTTTGCTCACATCTCTGATGTGGGCATTGATGTGCCATGGATCGCATGACACAAACCCACAAGGGGAGAGAAGATGACAGACTTCAGCAGTAAGGTTCAGGCTGGCATCAGGCTGCTCGATACTGAGCAGCCTGGCTGGCGTGACCTTGTCGACCTCGACAGTCTGAACCTCGGCTCGTGCTCTGTATGCGTGCTGGGCCAGGTGTTCGGCGACTACGAGGACGGCCTGAGCGAGCTTGCGCTGGAAGAGGACGACGCCTACCGCCTGGGCTTCAACACCATGGGCGGTATGTCCAGTCTGACTGAGGCATGGAAGGAAGCTCTCGGACCGGACAACACCCTGGTCGAAAAGGGCGACGTCTACAGGAACAAGTACGGCGACGGCGTCAAGGTACTTCAGACGCACGTCGCCGACGTGGACGGCTCACCCGTGAGCTTCTACGTAGTCCTGGCTGGAACTGTGAGCAGCGGTCAGTTCACTGCGTACGGTCACAGCCAGCCCGCCGTACTCACCCGCGAGAACTTCGGGGCCAGTGGCTCGTACAGCGTCAAGGTGGGGGAACTCTCCGTCAAGGCGGGGATGTTCCTCATCAACGCCAATAGTGAGAAGTTCTACGCCGTGACTGACACATCCTTGCGCCCCCTTGAGGACGGCGCAAGTGTCATTCGTCTGGTCCTGGTGGACCGGACTGGAATGAAGGAGATGACGCTCCCCGACGGGGCGCCGTTCTCCAGTACTCTCGTGAAGTGATGTGACGTGACGTTTGTGGACATCTTCTGGATGTCCACATTCACCCTGTTCACATCAGGGAAAACCGGAACAAGGGAGAGAGTTATGGCTGTCAAGCCCCACAATGGCGTGTTCAAGACGGGCGACACTGTCGTCTATCAGGGAACACTCCGACGGGCGTACGGCTACAAGCTGCTCAAGGAGATCTACATCTCCGAGATCGACGGCTACCGCTTCGTCGCCCAGGGCGGAGAGACCGACGACGACGGTACGTGGAATGCGTACAGGGGAGACTTCGGTCTCCTGTCGAGCGAGTCGATCAAAGAGTCCTACAAGAGCATGTGGACGGAGGGTGAAGCCTTCCAGAAGGGCGACATTCTCGTCGGTAAGGACAAGTCCACCGACAAGACGATGCTCTTCGTCTACATCGAGGACGGTCACATCGAGAGGCTTACGCCTCGCAGCGACATGGGCGCTGCCCAAGAGTTCGGCTACTCCACTCTGGCGGATTATGCAGGGAGCTTCGGTCCCCTGAAGGTCCACACCACTGAAGGTTACGTGGGTAACGGAGTGAAGAAGTTCTCTGAGCTGTAAAACGCTCTACTGAGTGAGGTTGTGCAGCTGCCTTGAGGCAGCTGTGCTTCCTGATCCAGTGGATCACTGTTAAACATAGTTAAACCAGGGGAAACGAGGACCGGAGGCAGAAGAACCAGTGAAGGATGCTGGGGATTCCTTCTCCGGTCAGTGAAGCTGTAGGCCCCTAGGCCGAAAGCGTAACTGGTCCCTTAGCCGCACGGCGATTGAGTTGCCGATGTCTAGACAACAAAACAGCCACCCCTTAGGGTGGCGGCTGTTTGACATTGTTTAGCATGTCCAGGAACTTAAACTGACTTCAGATGTGGCGACATTCAGCAGCTAACCTGCTCCCTGGGGGTCGCAGTCGCTGAACCTTGTTTAACTACCTATAAGACGATTGTAGCCTGCGTGTCGGACGTTGTCAAGTCCGTATCGTGTGTTCTGCGTCACACCGCATCCCAAGGGGAGAGACATGACTGACAAGCGCAAGGTCGACGGCAACGAAATCGTTGACTGGCTGGCTGAGCTGGCTGACGCCAAGCCTGACGGCTACGCATGCGAGCCGGACCAGCCCGGAGGGTGCGTGAACGTGGATGTTCTTGAGGACGGCACCCTTGTGCCGTCTTGCATCATCGGTTCACTGTTCATCGAGAAGCTCGGCGTGGACATCGAAGATGTGCCCAGGCTGGACACCGCTGCGTCCCTGGTGGAGTTCTTCAGTGACAGGTTCGAGTTCTCGGACCGGGCGAAGGCCATCATGGGTGTAGCCCAGACGCTCCAGGACCAAGGCGTGCCCTGGGGGGTCGTCGCGAAAATCACCGACTCCGTAGTCGGGTACGTGGCCAGCCGACGTATCGCCCTGAGTTGGGGCGACGTGTTCGCGAGCGACTCCAAGTAGAGATGTTTGTCGCCACCTCCGGGTGGCGGCATTCACCCCGACTTGGGGAACGCAGTAAACAAGGGAGAGAGAAATGATCATTCCTGACGCGGTCACCGTGCAGGACGTCGCCAAGCTTCTCGGGACCACTGACGCTCGCGCCAGAGGCCTCCTGAAGGGCGTAGAGCCGTCTCTGACGATCCAGAACGGGCGTGTGCGTATCTACTCACTCACAGACGCCCGAGAGGCCGTCAGGGAGGCGCACAGCGACGTTCTGGCATTCCTGGGCGTGCTGTCCCCTGAGCAGAGTTACGACTCTGCCATCCGGCTGGATGGCGAGACGTCCGAAGACTCGGAGTAGGGACATGGAACTCTGGATTCAGCGCACCCCTGGCGACAGTGAGGGCATCGATCTTGATGACCTGTGGGTCCACGCGGACGACGCCGATGAACTGTTCGAACTGATCGTCGTGGAGGTGGCCAAGTTTGCTGACGAGCGAGGAATCGCTTTCGGCAGCGTGACCGGCCTCAGCTTCGATGACGATGACGGCGAAGAGCTTGTCATCGGTGCGAACGAGAACGACACGCTGTGGATTCACGAGGTGGCCAAGCTGTACTCCTACCTCCAGTCCAGGGAGCTGCCCGCCGCTGGGGGCGCCGTCCTGGCTTACATCGAGCACGTGGACTGGAGGTATTTCGACTTCGATACCGGTTTCCGCACCGTGGAAAGTCTTTATTACGAAGAGTTCGATGGGGACTACGCCAAGTACGCAGCAGAGCGTATGGAGGAAGGCGGCAACTACATCTCCGAAGACCTGGAGTCTTACTTTGACTTCGAGGCGTATGGTGAAGCACTCATCGGCGATTACGATCAATGCTCGTGGGGTGGCACAACGTACCTGTTCTCCCAGTGAGTGAAGTGATGCTCAGCCTTCAGGCTGAGCGTTGCTTGATCCACTGTGGATCACAGCGAAAAGGGGAGAGTAAAGCATGAAGCGCACCACCAAGCTCATCGCATCTGCCGTCGCGATGGCTACGCTGGGGCTCGGCGTGTCTGCCTGTTCGAGTGACGCCGATGTGGCGTCGGAGAACGTATCCGAGGCTGCCGACAACTTCGAGGTCAATCGTCGCATCGTGATGTTCAACGGCATCACGGACAAGTACCTTCTGGAGATCGTTGGCGCCTGCTCGATCGACGTCGACCCAGAGGACAGCCAGCTTGAAGTGATCTGCAAGACCGGCAAGAACGAGTACGTGAAGGACTTCTTCGGACTGTCCGACAATGTGTCGTACTTCGTGGAGCAGGGCGAGCCCATCAAGGCATCGGCCTACCACTACCGGAAGACGTTTAAGCCCCAGTCCATCTTGCCTGACGTCGATTTCCGGGGTTCCTCGGAGGATCTTCCGACGTCTCAGCCGTAACGGCTGCATCCGTGTGACATCCCTTCGGGGATGTCCTCGGTGAAGGATGCACAGAGTAGCCGAAACATAAGTAGGCTCCTGGCAGTGACCTGGGCCATGCGGATCTTCGATCCGAAGGGCACGAACGGCTATGCCGTTCGATATAAGGTACTAAGGGCTTGTCACCCGGACGCCAGTTGTTCACTCTGTGCATCCCTCTCCGTGAGGTTCACGGAAGTGGAGGGAGTATCATGCTTGACTTGAAGCTTGACAAGGCTGTCGAGCTGGTTGAACAGGCTATCGCGTCCAAGCCTGAGGGCTACAAGTACGAGGCCCCCGAAGGCCCCGGCGTGTGCCTGTACGTGGACTACGACACGAGCACCTGGAACGAGGAGCTTGAGGAGTACGAGGCGAGCAACCACCGCCCTGGCTGCCTCGTCGGTACCGCCCTGATCCTCGGAGGTATCCCGCAGGACAAGTTCCTTCAGGGTAGCCTCAACGAGCAGGGCGTCAGTGATCTCCTGGGCGCGCTCCAGATCGACCAGGATCTGACGTTCGATTCGGACGCCGCTCGGTACCTGGACATCCTCCAGGGCAGCCAGGACAAGGGTGCAACGTGGGCAGACGCTCACGAGCGCGCCCTCAACGGCCAGCGCGCCGTCAAGGACTACACTCTCGGCGGCCTCTACTGGGTCGACACCAAGACTGGCGACCGAGTGGAGTAGTATGTAACAAGGTTCCACGACCAAGAGTCGTGGACCTTGAAGTCTGCGAGTATCGGGTGCCTCTCTCCCCTCGATACTCGCAGACCTCTGGGTCCATGAAAGGAGGATTCATGGCTGTGCCAAGTCGGGCAGCACAGATTGATGCGGTGGCTGCACTGATCGACGACTCTGCCAACGAGGAGCGGTCGCTCAAGGACGTAGCAACTGCGATCGTTGATGGCATCTACGACATGTGGACCGTTGATGTGAACCCTGCACCCGTCCCTTTGAGGGTCGGGCTTGCCTTCAAGACTCCCGCGATGGCATCCAAGATCTACTATGTTGGATGGATCGGACCGGAGGTCGAAGGCGGACGGCAGGTGGCATGGTTCATCGATGCCAGTTCCAGTTACGGCACTCTCGCGGCTTACGACTCCGGTCTCTGGCGCATCATCATAGAGTCGCCGGATGTACGCAAGGACAAGTCCAAGCCTCGGCCTGGCAGTCCTGGACAGAACCCTGACCGCAAGGTCGGGGACGTGGTCTCCCTGATTCAGAGGACCGACACGTTCGACATCCTTGCAACGGGAGACAAGGGAGCGCTCATGCGCTCTCGCAGGACCGGTTACCTTCAGGCGGAGAGCAACTCCAACCTGGAACGCTACTACCAAAGGGAAAAGGAATGAGCATGCTGATCAGCATTGGTGACAAGGTTGTTGCCGAAAAGGGCGGCATCTACCAGACAACACGTGGCGTGTGCGAGGTTATTGGCCTGCATGACAACATGGCGTGGCTGCTGGACAAGAATGGCAAAAGGTTCGAAGTAGTGTGGTCCATCGTCGAGTCCATGTGGGAGAAGCCTGCCACGTTCTTCCGGCTCGGGAAGAAGTACAAGTTCGCGGGCCGCAACGCCACGTGGGAGATTCTGGACCTCTATGAGGTCGACGAGCCTATGTACGCCAAGGTCAAGGCGATCGCCTTGATGACAGACCTGGATACCGGCAAGGAAGACATCCAGACTCTGAATGACGGTGACTTCGACCGCATGGTCGAAGCCTGATGCAGGACTGGGCGTTCGCTATCCTGATGTTCGTAGCCATATTCCTGCTCGCCTGGGGAATGTACTGGAAGGCCCGCTCCATAGCGGGTGAGAGGTGGATCGATGAAATCGTCGAGGCTCTCCAGGATCCTGACGAAGTACAAGGAGAGCGGTCTGTTCACGGACTCCTTGCTGAGCGCGATACTGATGAGCGGTCTGGCGCTGCTTAGCATTACCGTGTTCGACGCTCGCCCTGGCGAGACGGCGATCGTCGCCATCCTCACGTCGATTGCCATGACGTGCTCTCTCCAGGCATCACGAGAGGACAGTGACTGGAATGAGAAAGATCGGTAACATCGCAGCTGGTGTTGGCGTGTTCTTCTTCGCCGCACTGGCTGGATTCCTGCTCTCTCTGCCCTTCTGGTACTGAGCATAAAGATGGGGCACATCCTTGGGATGTGCCCCTGTCTCTTTACTCTAGTCCCACTGGAAACCGTTGTGCTGAGTCCTGATCTGTACTCGGTCACCGGTCTGCTTGTCATGCAGAACGAAGACGTCCTTGGTCTCGACAGGGAACGCCCACTTGTACCCTGCTGGAGCCTCGAAGGCAAGGCCGTTGGCCTTGACGATGTCCGACATCTTTAGCAGTGCCGTACGGATGCGAGCATCCCGCTCGATCCGTACCTCCTTGTCCTTCAGCCTTCGCTCTAGTTCCGCCGCCTCCTTCTTCCTGGCGATCTCGGCTTCGCGCTCCTGAAGCGTGGCCTGCTCTTCCTTGAGGCGCTTCTTTCGCATCTCCCTCGCCTGGAACTTGAGTGCCTGCGCCTCTCGGTACAGCCTCTGTTCCTTCTCCAGCGGGCTTTCGTATCCCATCATGCTCCTTCATACTGGTTGGTGACGGCCGCCCTTGCGGCTGCATTGGATCGGACTGCGCGCCTGTCTGCGCGCCTCGGCTGCTCGGCTGGGTCCTTCCTGCCAAGTTCCCTCTGAATGGCGCTCAGCGCCCGCTGAGCCCTCTTCTTGGTGGCTTCCAGCGTGATACTCAGGGCCTCCGCGATGTTCTCCATCGTGTAGTGGGCTGAGTACTGGAGCCAGAGCAGGGTCTTCGTGTCTTCCGTCAGCCGCTCCACGGCTGCGCGGACATCGATCAGCTCTACGGTACGGTCACCCGTCTCATTAGCCTGCGGCCTGCCCTTCGGCTGGCCGTCTCCCTGCTTACCGAAGGACTGCCAGTCCTGGTAGTCGAACACGTCCGGCAGCAGGGCCTTGATCTTCGGAAGGCTGTAGCGGAACAGGTCATCAACACTGTATCCTTCAGCTGCGGCCTTCTCCTTCGCGCAGTGGTCAAAGGCCACCTTGCGCATAGTGGATGCGATCATAGATTCCCACTCGTTGGGATTGTCCTCCACTGTACGGAGAACGCTGGCTCGCTTCTCGTAGAGCCAGACAAGCAGATGCTGTTCAGTGTCAGCCGCTTCGATGTAGGGGGGATAGTTGCGGCTGACACTGACAGCCACATTCTTTACCATCGGCATGAAGATCTTCGGATCGAGACTCACTTGACTCCTCGTCATGTTACCAGCCAGTACACTAGCAAGAAATTGGGACTAGTATTTGGTGCCGTTGAGCCAGAATCCACGATCAACCAGGTATTCAGCGAGCGCAATCAAGCGCTCGGGATCGTCGCTCATAAGTCCTGCTGCTCGATTGCAGTTGCCGCACAAGACGCCACGATACTCGTCTGTCTGGTGATTGTGGTCCACACATAGCGTGGCGTTGGATCCACACACCTCACACGCAGCGATTGAGTCTACATGGTTAAGCTGTTCATCCGTCAGGCCATACTTCATCTTGCGAGTGGCTCGGAGCTGCCGCTTCTGGTTCCAGGGCTTGCGCCTGCGTACGTTCTCACACTGCCCGCAGTTGCTCTTGTATGCACCGTGAACCTCACATCCAATTGAGCAGTCGGAGCAGTAGCGACGACCCTTGCCCCGCTCTCTAGGTTTCTCGCCACACCCGTCGCAGGGTCGAGGTGTTTCGCGCTTAGTCATTAGTACTTCTTCCCTGCGCAGTAAAATGATCGGTCCACCATCGTGACCAGCTCTGGGTAGATGCGCTTGCCATCGTCGCGCAGTAGCGCGAACGACATTACCCAGGACACCGCTCCATCCTTGATGTAGCTAGCGGCGACTGGGTCCATGATGCTTCCCGTGTTCATCGTGAATCGCGGGCTGACCTTGCCTTCATAGCCGAAGGCTCGGTGAATGATGAAGGGCTGGTGAGTATGGCCGAACACGAACGACTTGTCGCTCCCGTATCGCTTGGCAAACTTCTGATCCCAGGCGGATGCGGAGCTACAGTACCCGCCCGCCTCATGTCCGTGAACGGCGTATGTATTAGTCCCGATTCGGACAGGCCCCTTTACGTAGTTGACGGACGGGTCGTCCAGACCAAAGAGGGCTGTCATTTCGAGTGCTCGAAGTGGCCCAAGGGGCGCCGCGTACCGCTTCACGAACTCCTTGACGCGGAGATCGTGATTCCCCTCAAGCCAGGTGATCTCAGCTACTGGGCAGGCTTCCCGCAGGGGATTAAGAACCCCCGAACGGTAGCCATCTATGTGCTCCTGTAGGGTGTCTGCGTACTCACCAGCAGTGCCCTTGTTCCACTGGGAAACCTGAGGGAAGTCGATGCCATCCCCGATCTGGAGGATGGTGTCAGGCTGGATGTCCTTCGCCACCTGAAGCAACTTGCTGAGCGCAAGCTTGTCGTGGTAGGGATACTGGATGTCCGGCAGGATGAGAGTGACCTTAGTTGCCATGCACCAATCATACCATCAGGAGAGCATGTGAATTACGATGCGTGACAACTGGATGCGGAAGGCTAATTGCGTCGGCCATCCTTTCGAGTTGTTCGAGTACCAGGACAATGACTCGCCACTGACCGTGGGCATGGACTTCAGGGAGCGGATGGAATTCAATGCGGCCAACTTCAAGCTGGCCGAAGAGATATGCATCGAGTGCCCAGTCATGCTCAGGTGTCCCGAAGAGGCCGACCTGAAGGACAAGTACTGGACCGTGCGCGGTGGTGAGCCGCCCGACAGGCTTCAGGCAGAGTCCAAGCGGTTCGAGCGGCCGAACAATGGCAGACCCGTGGGCTCCAGGAACAAGGAGCCAAGGCCGCAGGCTGCCCCAGGCAGCCGCGTGTGCCAGAACGGTCACTACCAGGCTGACGGCGGTCGGTGCAAGGCCTGCAAGCGCGACAGGAACCTGATCAATCAGCGCGTGCGGCGTGCCCGCGAGGCGTCCGGCAAGGCGTCCTGATGTCGTGTATCATAGAGGTACCGAGAGGGCGACGGCCTGAAGGGTTGCATCACGGCTGATCCCCGTGGTGAGGGTGGTAGTTTAGTGGCAGAACATGGGCCGTGAAGGCCCATGCACAGGTTCGATTCCTGTCCATCCGCGCAGAGCTAAGTGAAAGACTGAGGGTTACACCAAGGTCGCCGGTCACCCCGGTTCGGTACACCAACCGAACTCAGCTTAGCCACCACAGGTTGACCGCTGGTAGTGTTATCGAGTGCGACGGGTTTGAGGCCCCGCTCGAAACTGTAGGTCATCTCTCCATCTCTGGAGGTTCAATTGATACCCGAGCACATGAGTTTCAGTGCTCTGTCCCGGTACGAGGAGTGTCCGCGTAGCTACTACCTTGGGCGCGTAAAGAACGCCGAGGAAAAGCAGACGTGGTACTTTCCCCTAGGGTCCGCAGTACACCACATGATCGAGTACTACCTTGAGCATCAGATCACACTGACTGCGGAGGAAGTGTTCTATCCTCTCGTTGAGGCGCAGATGGAGATCGATCCTGAAGATGTCAACTGGCTTGCCGGTGGCCCGAAGGATGATCCCGTCTTCCGTGACAAGGCTATCGATCTGGTCAAGCGTTGCTTCGAGAACGCTCTTGCGTTCCTCGAAGACATAGATGTATGGGAAGTTGAGTACGACGCAACAGGCATGCTGCCTGGTTGCGAGGTTCCCATCAAGGCGTTCATCGACATCGTCGGTGAGCACAAGAAGCATGGTCCTGCGATCGTGGACTGGAAGTCTGGCAAGCAGAAGCCGAAAACGAATCTCCAACTGGAGACATACGATGCTCTGCTTGAGGCCAACAAGTACCACACCGTCCCCATGTTCGGCATGTGGGCCATGCTCAATCCAGAAGCTGCGAAGGCCAGGCCTGTTGACCTGTCCGGAGTGGATCCGAGCGCTCTTGGCGCTCGGTATCAGAAGGCATACGAGGACATCAAGGAACGGAAGTGGAAGGCCAATCATGGTTTCCACTGCCGCTTCTGCACCCAGTCCCCCAATTGCCTCATCGAGGCAGGGCCCACGCAAAGGGCTCTGTACTACGACAAGTCCGAAGAGGATGGATACCCATTCTGATGCAGATTACGTATCGGATCCCAAGCAAGAAGGTTCCATACGGTTTCGTTGAGATGGTGGACGAGAATGCCACCATGCCTCAGCCTGATGAGCTGGCGCGGTGGTATGCCAACTTCATCAGCGAGTACCAGGCTGCTGAGGTGGCTGCTTTCGAGCAGTCCACGAAGGTTGCCAAGCCGAAGGCCAAGCCTGCACCTGAAGATGACATCAATGATGTCGCGTCCGACCTGATCAAGGATGGACTCGGCGCCACCGAACTGTCACCTGAAGAAGCAGCTGCACCGTGGACCAAGACGGGCCAGCCGACCACATCGAAGGCCTGGGAAGATCCCACCTCAGCTCCGGCTGAGGATGGACCCGACTGGGACTTCTGACAAATCCAAGGAGATTCAATGAGCGACGACATCAACGACATCGGTGGATCCAGCATCCCGAAGGGTGTCAAGTTCGAGACCATCGGTACCGAGCACAAGATCCTCATCGACACCGTGCAGAAGGTGCCGGTCCGGGAGTTCATCAAGGGCAAGCCGGGCGACCAGCTGTACTTCCAGAACAACAAGCTGGTCAAGCAGTCGGACCTTGTCCTTCAGCTTCCGTTCGAGGCCGTCCCTGCCTGGCTGATCGTGGGCAAGCTCAAGGATGGCACGCCGGTCTCTCTCCGGCTGGAGAGCGAGCGACTGAAGGCCACCAAGAAGGCCATCCGTGAGGGTGGCAAGCTGGTTCCTGGTGGAGTGATCGCCATCAAGTTCACCGAAGAGGATGACAGCGGCAACGCTCCGTTCCCGAAGAAGCTCTACGAGGTCCGCCTCCAGGCTCCCAAGGAGTAGTCATTAAGACGCTGTTCCGCAGCGTCCGGCGGGGGCTATCGGCTGGGGAGCCTCTTCCGGCTCCCTGGCCGGTCTTCGAACAAAAGAAGATCTCCTTCAGGCGCTCGTCCATTCAGATGATAGCTGGCCCTCCCGGCTCCATGAAGACAGTTCTCATGCTGAACATCGTGGATGCCATGGGATCGGACGTTCCCACTCTCTATCACTCTTCAGACTCCGATGACTTCACGATGGCTACTCGCGTGAGGTCTATGCTGACCGGTCAGTCGACCGACGAGTCGGAGCTTGAGATCATGATGCATCCGGAGCTTGCCGCTCCGGTGCTACAGAAGTTCAGCCACGTGAAGTGGTCGTTCCATGCGGCACCAACCTTGGACCACATGTGGGCGGAGGCTGAAGCTTTCCGCGAGGTTCATGGGGAGTACCCTCACCACACCATTATCGACATCCTCATGGATGTCGACTATGAGGGTGCTGGTGAACAGAATTACTGGGCCCTGATGTCTGAATTGAAGGTGATGGTGCGTGAACAGCAGACAGCACTCACGATTGTGCATCACACTTCGGAGTCGGCCAAGGGTGGTACTCCTCCTCCTCGGTCGGCCATCATGGGCAAGGCTAATCAGCTACCGACGTGCATCATCACCCTCTGGGGTGATGCGCATAACGGTACGCTTGACGTTGCCGTGGTCAAGAATCGATTCGGTCCTCAGGATGCAATGGCCAAGAAGTTCTTCCGAATGAAGGCAGATCCTGCGATCTGCCACATCGAGGAGGACGACTCGACCGAAGGTATTCTGTTCAATGATGGTGTCGGCGTCGCCGACAACCATAAGGTAGACCTATTCGGAGAGGACTGACATGACGCTAGGAATGCTCGTGCTGATAGTCATGCTGCTGTGGGCTTTCGGGGTGTTCAAGAAGTGACGTCCCAGTCAAGGAAGCATCGCGGCTACCGGACTCAGAAGGCGTTCGCTGAGTACATTCGGAAGCTCTTCCCGTACGCTGAGCCCACTGGCGCTGGACGCCAGGGTGCTGACATCCTCAGCACTCCTGGTATCTGGTTCGAGCTGAAGGCTCGGACTGGATTCGATCCCAAGGCTGCTCTTCGGCAGGCTCGTACCGAGTCGGAGAAGCAACACGAAGAGTTCCTCAAGCAGTTCAACGGACTGCGTATTCAGCCTCCGCCCTATCCCATGGCGGTTCTCCGCATGAACGGGCAGGGCGAAGCGAACATCGGTGAGTGGGTCGCCTGCATGCAGGTCGACACGCTGCTGAACCTCCTTGAGGAGGCGGGCTATGGTCCGGAGGGCGACGGAGGATAAGGAGTGGCCGGTCATTCCGATTGGCCCCATCCTTGAGTTTTATGGGGGTGAGCCAGTCGTGGAGGATCGTGGATGGTATGCCTACAAGTGCCCGTTCCACGAGGATGGGTCGGCTTCGGCCAGTGTCAATACAGTCATACACGTATTCGTGTGTCATGGTTGTGAAGCCAAGGGTAACGCCGTTCAACTCATCATGAAGAAGGAGAACCTTTCTTATGGCATCGCTCTCCAGCGTGCAGAGGAAGTCGCTGGCAAGGGCTCTGGACACGTATCGGAAGCACCTGGACGAAGGTCTGGAGTATCTGGCAGGGCGGGGCATCGATCGGGAAGCCGCGCTCTCCGCAGGACTTGGCGTAGTGCGTGACCCGCTTCCGGGTCACGAGTACCTCGTTGGTCGCCTGGCGATTCCTTACCTGACTCCTGCGGGTCCGGTGAACTACAACTTCCGGTGCATGCAGGACCATTCCTGCAAGGAGGTCCATCCACATCAGGGTAAGTACATGATGTGGCATGGACTGCCGGTCAACCTGTACAATGTGAATGCGCTGCACGCAGCGGGGCAGTCCATTGCTACGGCTGAGGGGGAGATCGATGCCCTCAGTTCTACACTTGCTGGCATCCCGTGCGTTGGCGTCTCGGGTGCAACCAAGTGGCAAGACCACTGGAAGAATGTCTTCGAAGACTTCTCCAGCGTGTACGTGTGGCAGGAAGGCGATGAGGCTGGCAAGAAGTTCGGTGACCGCATGGTTGCCGAGGTGAATGCCATCCGTGTCGTTCTTCCTCCGCATGAGGATGTCAATTCAATCTGGGTGGCTTCCGGAACGGAAGCCCTTCGAGCAAGGATACGCAAGTGAGTGACATCTACCTGATCCTCAACGAGACCACGTTCCACGGAACGGACCAGATCACCACTGAAGTGGTGTCGCCCGCTCACCCGAATCTCCAGAGTGCACTGGATGCGATCCAGGACATTGCCGAGGAGCTTGAGGTGTCCATCGAGGATGACGCCGACAGCGTCACTGTCGAAGGCCAGTACGGTACGGGCGTCGCAACCGACGAGTACTACATCATCGAGATGGAGATGAAGTCATGACCACATGGAACGAGATCCCGTTCGATGAGAACGCGGACGGCAAGACCAAGGGCCGGGAGTTCGACCTCCAGGTTCAGGAGAACACGGATCTGGACGCGGGAGTCGACGCGCTGACCGACTACCAGAATCAGACCGAGAAGTGAGCCGCAAGAAGGCACAGAAAGGCCGGAACTGTGAGTGACGAGTGGTGCCAGAGCACCGAAGAGCAGCCGGATGAGCCCGTGGAAGAGGAAGTCATCATGGTTCAGGAGAGTGCGGATGAGTGACGAGAATGACGAGAACATCGTTCTCGACGAAGAGCTTCGTGACGAGTCCCTGGATGGCGAAGATGAGGAAGACTGACGACGACCAGGATGAAGAGAATCCTGGCGAGCGCATGCCCATCCTAGAGCCTGAGCCTCCGGAAGAGTGAGACGAGTTGTGGTCGGACGCCTCCCTTCGGGGAGGCTCAGGCTGCGCATAGAGGAGTATCGTGAAGAACGAGGGCGGTCCGACCTGCCGGTGCGGGATAAGGCGTAAGCCTGCTGGACTGGCGAAGCATGTCATTGACGATGGGAAGTGCGTAGTGCATCCCGACAGGCCGCCCGAGCGATACGTTCCCGGCGCGTCCGAGCGGAGTGGCAAGTGAAGACAGTCAACGCGAGAGTCATGGAGGTCGGCCTTCCGAGGCTTGCCTACTACATGGCCACACACGTCAGCGGAACCAAGCACTACATGGAAATCCGCTACGGCAAGATGGGCTCACGCAAGTGGATCCCCGCAAACAAGGTGACTCTGCGCGAAGGTGTGGAGCTGGTCTACATAGATAAGGTGGCTGAGCTGAATGGGTAAGAAGCACGAGGCGTACCAGAAGGCCGCACAGGCTGAAGGCATCGCCAAGAACAACTGGTCTGACGTTCAAGGCGGCAGCACAAAGGACGCCTACAATGAGGCCCTGAACAACGCCAAGCAGGCGGAGGCTAACTCCAACCTGGCGTGGAGTGAATTCATCGAAGACCCGGAGGGTTAGTATGCAGAAGGAAACTCAGCGAGCGATTGCCCGCACGGTGGCCAAGCATCTGATTGAGACCTTCGGGCAGGAGATCGAGAACCTGACCGTATGGGAGACTCTCGGTGACGAGGTCCCTGGACTGGACGAGGAAGTGCTTGACCAGGTCACCAAGATAGTCTTCGCTTACATAGAGACCGCCGAGGTGAACGTCATCCTTCATGACGGCCTTGTGAAGGATGACGGAACGGTTGTCGCCGAGCAAGCCTGGGGTGACTTCAGGATGCTGGACTGCTAGAACGCAAAGAAAGGGCCCCCTTCCGGGGGCCCTTTCAGTGTTACCTGGTGATACCTGCGTCAGTCTCGTTGCCGAGATACTTGCCAAGCCATCCCTTCAGAAGGGAAGCCGCCGCTGCGGCTCCTGCGATAGCGGCATTGTCAGCAGTGCTGAGATCGGAGAAGCTGAAGACAGACAGGAACGAGAAGGCGAACGTTGCCGCTACTCGCTCCACTAGATCCCTGAAGTACGAACTCATTTACGCTCCTAGGCGCCATATGGAAAGATTCGCTCAATCTGCTCAGCCGTAGCATCGTCGATGACGGCTGATGGCCGGAGGCCGAAGAGTACCTGAAGCCCACGAATGTGGGACTTCGTCTCCTCGTCAAGATCTCCGGACTCTCGTAGTCCGAGAACTCGCTGCACGTACTTGACGGCCTCCCGCTCTCGGTCGGTGGTTACTGCGTAGATGCGACGATCGTACCAGACAGGCTTCATGTTAAGCTTCCAGCTTGTCAGCGATACGATCCACCACATGCCTAACGCCCTGCACTTCGACGTGCACGGCTTCAACCTCTGCTCGCTGGGTGACCAGCGATTCGAGGACGTCTACCCTGCTGCTCAGATCTGAGATCTTGCCATCCTTGGCCTGCGCCTGAGTGCGCAGTTCCGCTACCGCAAGCTCTAGAAGCTGCGTGGTATCAACGGCAGCCGCAATGGACTGGCTGTTGCCAAGCCTCTTGCCTCCGATGAATCCTCCAGTTACTCCTGCCACTCCGGTAAGTACGGTGATAACCTCGCCCGGATCAAGCATCTCTCCCCCTGCCAGTTATACGCTCTCTGCTACAGTCCTCATGACTACGGTGAGGTATCCGCCTAGCACGCCACGGTTCGGCCCTGGAGGGCCGGACTGCCTGAACTCCCAGTCGTCGATCACTACCTGAGTGATGAGTCCTTCCACCAGCTCCTGATAGTTGACGACGTCGCCTGCTCGGGCGACGGACTTGAACAGTTCCATGCGATCACGAGAGAATCCCTCGTAGCCCATGCGCTGACCACTCTTATCGGATTCATTGTCGAAACACTGGAATACCTGAGTGATCATCCTCTGACGAATGGAGCCAGGAAGGGCCTTCACCTGCCACCCGTTCAGCACCGCACCAGCCGACTCGTCAGCTCCACGCACAAGAGTGAAGCGAAGCTTGATCCAGTTCTGCGGCCCCTGAGGCTGAGAGATTCCCACGTCGCCAGTGCCGGAACCGAAGGATGGTCCGTAGGTAATGTGAGTCACGTCTCCGCCGCCCTCACTGAGGACGGAGACTGCCAGGTTTCCCTCAAGTGGAGACGGAGACCGGATGCTGAAGAACTTGTACAGCTTCGGCTCCTCGGTGTTGAACCTGATGCGTCCAGTCTCCAGGAAACCGGTAGGTACCAGCTGGGTGGCCTCCTCCTTGGCTGCTCCTACTCCGGCCAGAGTGTAGACCTTCCTGTCGGAGCTGCCGAACATGGTCACCGAAGTGATCTCCGTGTCCTGTCCGTCCAGATAGATGTCCCGAGCGTACGCGTAGCGTACCGCCTTGGTGGTCTGCTCCTGAACGGAGTTGCCAAGGTCGACCCTGAACAGTCCAGAGGATCCGTCATGAGCATTCACGGAACCCACCCACATGAAGCGGTCGAATCCGGTGATGCCACGGCATCCGCCGTCAGGCTCGAACAGCAGTGGGCCGTAAGCGATGTCTCCATTGCTGTCAATCTCGCCAACCCTGAAGCCCTTGCTGGTGGCGATACCGACGAACGATCCAACATACTGGTAGATGTCCCGGATGGTTTCACCTGCTGGCATGGTGGCAGTGACGCCAGTCCAGGTAAGGACTGGCAGACCTCCACTGTCAAGCGTGGGAGCGAACTTGTGGATCTCACTGGTGGTGCCAGAATCTCCCGCCACATAGATGGCGGTCGGTCCGTCGGTAATGGACTTCCATTCCCAGTCGGAATCCTGATGAGTATAGACGGCCGCAGGGAGCGCTACGGGCGCTCCCACTGGAGAGGTGACCAGCTGGTAGACGCTGCCGTTGTGACCAAGGATGAGCCTGCCCTTGACGAACTCAAGGACTGAGGTGTCATTGTATGTACCGGAGTAGATAGTGCTGGGCGCTCCAGCGTCGGAGCCCTTCTTGATTCCGTTGGACACGGCGATGAAGTACTGCTTGCCAGAGCTGGTGATGTCATAGATGGTGTCCAGAGTTCCGCTGATGACAGCAGTGGTGCCGCTGTCGGTCACCTTGTCCAGATCATCCGTGCGCACCAGCCAGTAAGAGTCCACTCCGGATCCGTCCACGAATCCGCGCGCGATGACCGGAGTGTCGGTGGTGGCAGACGTGAGCGTTGAGTTACGCAGAAGGCTCAGGTCTCCAGAGTTCCAGCAGTCCACTCCAAGGCTCTCGGAGAACCTGAAGTTGAACTGGTTGTCGTTGTCAGGATCCTGATACAGGATTCCAGCTCCACCCGTAAAGGTGGACTGGCTCCTCAGCCACCAGCCCTGGAGGGACTGCTCCCCAGGTTCTGCGAAGTTGTCGAACTGTTCCTTCCTGATCTCCGCCATCCGCTCAGTGTACGGACGGTCATCGTTGATACCGGAAAGGAATGGAATGCCAGCGAGGGCATAGTCAAAGGCGTAGTCCTTCAGGATATAGTTTCCCGAAGAGCCCACTCCCAGACTGCTGAGCTGATCTGGAATCCTGCGGACTAGCGTAGCCACTTAAGCCGCCTTACGTCTTGATGAATGTGCCACTGAACCTCAGGATTGCTCCCGTTTGGATAGTCTGACTGGAGGTCCAGTCCGTCAGATCGACAGTGCTGTCAGTGTTGATCCTTGCTGTACCATTGTTCAGGCCGGTGCTCGCGTGAGCATACAGCGACTCGGTTGGTGTCCAGTTTGCTGGAACCGTAGCCATCTGGATATCAGGAGACACGTTTCCAGACGCTGGAACAACAATATCCGCACCGCTCCTGGTCAGGGAAATGCTGACATACCTGACGCCAGACACCTCGCGGTACGTCTGAGTGGTCACGGTCCATCCGGCCGCAGGAGTTACTCCAGTGGTCTCGGAGTTGTACGGGAATGTGGCATGACCCAGCTCGTCGACAAGAGCGAGCATGCTCCCGCCATCGTCTCGCCACTCGGTAAGGTTGGCGCTCTGGCCAACTGCGCCAATGACGGTAATGGGAATTGATGCAGCGGTTCCGTTATTGATCAGCATTCGTCCATCGTTGAAGACGGTGAACCTGCTGACAGTGTCTCCCACGTTCCTTACGTTGAATGCAGCCGCGTCTGTAGCCGTACGCGGCTTGACCTGGAAGCCTGTCACTCCAGCGTCGGTCCACGCCACCACGTTTCCGCCCTGAAGGACGGAGAAGATGTCGGTAGTTCCGTCGTCACGAACCACCCTGATGCGGTACGTTCCGTTGACGGAGTCGGCGGCAGCATTCTGGTTCCTGATGAGCACGTTTCCGTTGTTGTTGACTGCCACCACCTCGTGGGCCTCTGAAGGCCCACGCCTCCACTGCATAAGGTTGGCGGAGGTGAAGTCGATGTCTCCATTGACTGTGGTAGTCCATGCGGTTCCACCCTCGGACAGGATGTCAACCCTGTTCAGAGTTCCGGTGGCGTCCGTCAGTGTCTTGTTCGTCAGCGTCTGCGTGTCGGTGGTTCCGACGAGATCGCCGGTTACGCCATGGACTCCAGTGTCGTCGTTCTCGTGCTCCCTTGAGTCGGCGAAGTCCCGGGCAGAACTGACGTGCCTGACCCTCGCTCCGGCGTTGTGGGAAGTGGCGGACGTTCCGTCAATGCCGCGAGTCACGGTAAGCGACAGTCCGCCCACGCCGGTAACCTCGACCAGCTCTTCAGTCGCGGACTCGTAGTCAAGCGCAAGAGTGTACGGAGTGAGTGCGGGGAATCCTGTGGTGCTTGCCACCACAATGACGGTTGCGGAGTTGTTGATTCCTCCGGTCAGCGTAGTCTCTGCGGCTACGCTGCTGTAGTAACGGGTGACCATGGTTCTCCTTACCCATTGAAGGTCTGGTAGGACTCGTACAGCCTCTGTAGTCGCGTACGCTCCTCGGTCAGCCTCTTCGTGTACAGCGCAAGGAAGTACTGAGACGCCTCGGATGCTGCACCAGCGGGCACAAGCGGTGCACGCTCGGTGGATTCGATGCTTGCCTGCTGAAGGCGGCCAGCCTCATAGGCTGGCAGCAGACGCCACACCGCACCATAAGCAATCATGTCGATGTAGCGCTCAGGGAATCCGGTAACGGTAGCGAAGTCGTCAGAGTTATTGGCCAGCGTAGCCGGTGGCTTGGTGTAACTGACACGCACGTTCCTTCCAGGAACGATGCGATCATAGATCTGAAGAGTCTTGCCCGTTGGAGTGGGAGTGGGCTTCACCTGGCCGGATGTGGTCGAAGCCATCGGATTGAAGCGCCAACTCTGGGCTGGGAACCATACGCCAGAAGGGCCGATGGTATTGATGACAACCTTGTATACATCATCCGCGTCTGCTGGAACTGGATACTCGTAGCGTGCTGCGATGTACGGGAACTCGTGCTGGGCGAACACCCACAGGTCTGGATACAGACCGTTGATGGTGTCGTTGATTGCTTCCTTGATGCGAGCCCTCGGGAAGCGAGGGTCGTTGGTCACCAGAGCATTCACCGAATGGCTGGCTGCCACGGTGCCGTCAATGCCACGGCCATTCGTGAGCCCCATCACTGTCACCGTTCCAGTGGAACGGTCTACAGTCTTGACCAGGATGAGTTCATCATCAATCTCAGCCATGCCGCGAGAGATTGTGGAGGCAGTCTCGGCATCTACCAGGAATGTGGTGTCATCCGCATCCATTGATGCTGCCAGTTCAGAGACGGCAGCCTGGTCCTTGGTGTAGCCGAGCAGCTGCTGCTTCACTCGGTCTACGATGTTGGCAAACGTGGCTGCCATTGTGTCTCCTTATCCGAAAATGAAACCGTTCACACTTGCAGAACTTGTTCCAGAAGCGCCAGCGGTGAACTCAAGAGTCACGTCACTGCTGCCCGCATATACCAGAACCTCCGTCTCCGCAGAGTCGGATACCGCGACGGCGAGAAGCCCGCCCACATTGATCTGAGCAAGGACGGATCCAGTGGCCGGAACCGATGTGGTGCCTCCTACTGACACCCTTGGCTGCGAGGTTCCGGCAGCCGTAAGCTGCGCGGATAGCAGGACATTCCCAGTGAAGAACTTGCCCTGCGGTATCGTGATGAGCGTGCCAGTTGTGGTGCGTGTGTTGCCGCGAATGTCCGCAGTGTTAACAATACCGAAACCACCAAGCATTACTTCTCCTTAGAATTCACACCAGATGACCTGGAAATTCCATAGCTGGTCTACATCTCCAGCAGTGGTGCGCCACACTACGCCCTCTCCCGGAACGCAGAAGAACGATGCGCCAGGCGTTGTGGCTGACACCGAACCTGCGCTGGCTCCAGCGGGGGCGGAACTCATTATCGGCGGAGTGCCCAGAAGCGACGCGCTGGACGTCGTAACCGTTGGATTCCCGGTCCTGACTTCCGCTACGGGGCTCCCGTCTGCGGTGATAAACCTACCGATGGTGGAGGCGCCCACAAGGCTGCCGCCAGAAGCGGCAGTAGTGCGGAACACATTCATGGAAGACGCGGTAGTCGTTGCCCCATTGGCCCACGGTACGGTCTGAACGAAGAAGAAGACGACGCTCTTCCCGCTTCCGACTGGATTGAAGATGGAGAGGAAGTTGTTCGCAGCCACAACGCCAGGTGCATCGACCAGCGTGGCGATGTAGAACTTGGATCCCTCTGGTACGCCAGCCGTAACTGCTGCAATGGCTCCATCCGACCTGACGGACAGCTTGCGTCCGCCATCATCGCTGATTCCTACATACTGTCCGGTCATTAGGCTCCCTGATATGCCACCCCTGTGGCGTTGCTGATCTCGACAGCCTCTCGAACCTTGGCTGCGGTCGTACCGGCGGGCTGGATTCCCTGCGCCCTGGCGTCTCGGTAGGCGCTCAGCTCGGCATCCCACGCCTTACTTGCTCCGGTGTTGCTGAGGTTCGGATTCAGCTGAAGGTTCTTGCCTCGCATGCACTCACCGAATGTGCGATGATCCTTGGTGGCGCAGGTGCTTGAGCACCTTGCGCCCTTCTTCAGCTTGCCAGCCATCATCCACCCTTACAGGTGCAGGACTCAAGATTCCCGCCACACTTGGGGCACTGTGGATCAGACATTGTTCCTCGCAATCGCGGCGTTGGCCCAGAACATGACCTCTTCCAGCTTGGTGATAGCGAGAGCCTTCTCGCGTCCGCTGGGAAGCTTCTGGTCCAGGAACTCTGCGAGGTTACGGCAGTTCTCCCGCGCACTGGTGTGCTCGTTGCGCTTCTCTTCGGTGGTTGCCGCATGGAAGCGGAACCTGTTCTCAAGGTCTTCAGTCATTGTCGCCTACAGAGTTGGTTGCGTAAATTCCCTGACGCTGTGCATCGTGAGCAGAGCCAAGCTCCGCCTCCTGGTGACGTGCGATGACCTTTTGCAGTCCAGTCTCCAGGATTCCCTTCTCGTTGTTCTCGATCAGGGTGGTGTTACCACCAGGTCCTGCGATGCACATATCGCAGTCCATGCATGGATAGAACACCGGATCGCATGGCTGCTTGGCTGGATCGTAAGTGTGACTCATCATTCTCCTAAGAGTTGTTCAGCGCCGCAATAGAGTCGGCGATGACAGTAGCGATAGCCTTATGTCCGGCGTCTGTCGGATGAATGGCGTCTCCGCCGACGAACAGTGACACATTGTTGGTAGTGATCCATGGACCGGCAGTATGCACGACACGGCTGTAGCGGTCGTAGACGTTTCCGTCCAGGGGATCAATGAACGGAAGATCAAGGGCCAGGGCATTGGCCCTGAGTACATCATTGACGGCGATCCTGGATGCGCCTGGCGAAGCCGCAGGACTCCACACTCCGATGACAATCACATCAGCCAGCGGAAGCTGGCTGGTAATGGCCTTCAGTGTGACAAGCTGCGCAGCGCTGATACTGGATACGTCAGATCCCACATCGTTGTATCCTCCCCAGACGATGACCATGTCTGGGTTGTAGGTCACGATATCACGGTTGACCCGAGCCGGGAACGTTGCGAAGCTTCCTGGAGTTACATAGCCAGTTCCGCCGCGAGCCTCACCCCACGTATCGTTCAGCCCCATCAGCCTGCCGAACCTCTTAAACCAGGTTCCCATGCTGGCCCCAGTGTTCTGCGCAGAACCATCGGTAAGAGAATCGCCCAGAACCGCAACCCTGGAAGACTTCAGCGTTGGATACATGGAATCGTTGGGGCCAGTAAAGATGCCGCCAAACGGCATCGTGCTGAATTCAAACCGGATCTTCCATACATCAACAGAACCCAGATCGACCTTGAGCACATTGCTGGTTCCTGCACTCGGCGGGCCGGGAGGTGACTGCATAAGGTCAGTGACCTTGCGGTCATTCACATACATGCGGTAGAACGTAGACGTCCCGATGTACTTGTACTTGACCTCGAAGATCTGGCCGGAGTACATAAACTCTACACCGAATCCGGACTGACCGGATGCATAAGTGTTGGGATACCTGCTCAGCGGCAGAACATAGCTTGAATCCGGAGTGCCAGTTCCGTTAACGAAGTCACCAGCACCAAGGTACGTGAACGGAAAGTACTTGTCAGCACCAGCCAGCACTACAGGCGCTGGTGTCCACTTCTGCGCTGAAGCGATTGTGGACGTAGCCGACTGAGTGTTCGTAATGACGGGCGCGGTTCCAGCGTACAGCGCATCCTTGGAGGGATCGGAATAGGACGGAAGGAGGATGCTGCCATCCTTGTAGTTGATTGTGGTCACTGTTCCTCCTGACTACGCTGGCTCGAAGATCTGATATGCGACGACCGAAGTGTCTGCCGCATTACTGGACGTGATGGTGAAGTTGGTTGCGGCAGTCCTTGCGCTGATGCGCAGGAATCCTGGAGTGCCGCCATCCGCCTGAGATGTAAGGAAGATCCTGCTGCTGGCGGTAACCGAAGTGTTGGCTACAGTCACAGTGCCAGCCACTAGAGTGGCGACTCCCTGCTTGGCGTTGGATCCTTCAGCTACACGCAGACCTCGGCCCACCGTTCCGACCCTCAGGTCGGCGGTGTTGGCGCTGATGGTGTTGGCCGCGCTCCTGGAGATCGTGCAGTCCGGCACTCCAGTGCCGGAACCAAGGCCAATCGCACCAGTAGCGTTGACGTTGAACACGGCGCCAGTGCCACCGTTACGTCCCTCGATCAGGTTGCCGGTGGTTCCGCCACCGGTCCCCGTGATGAAGATTCCCTGCGCAGCAGTTCCAGTACCAGCCAGGTCGACAGATACAGCCGCAGCACTGGCGTCTGTTCCCGTGCCAGTGTGAGTAATCTTGACAGTGCCCTTGGCGGTCTCTACTCCTCCGATCCCCACGGCCGAATGGTCGGGGTTTGTGGAGCCGATGTTCAGGGCAGAAGAAGCTGATCCCGTACCCGCGTGGCTGACGTTTACGTTGTGCCCAGTGCCGTTGTACTGGGCGAAGATGCCGCTCTGGTTGAACGTGGCGCTGTTCACGCGGGACACGAAGTTGTGTCCAGCCGGAGCCGCCTGCTCCGTATAAACCACAGCTCCAGCTCCAGTGGAGGCGGTGTTGGTGACGTTCAGCGCTCCACCAGCGGAGGTAGAAGACGAAGCATTCACCGTGGGAGTAATCCTCAGCTGACCAGCTGAAGCCCTTGCCAGGGATACATCCCTGGTTACCGCTCCATCGCCCCACTCCTGGCGTCCGCTGTTCTGAATGCGGAACCTGTCGACTACGTCGGCAGTCTGACGGGACAGATAGGCAGTGCCGTTGGCGCTGGCATTGTCGTTTGTCAGAGTTCCGGTCATCGTATCGCCGGACTTGCTCACCTTGGCTGCGATATCTACGGCCTGATCATTGATCGAGTTCGTGTTGTCGGTGATGCGAGTATCCTGGTCAGCGAACGCTGCATTGACCGGGATGTCCCAGTCGGCACTTCCACGCTCAATAGGTGCGAATGTCATCAGGATCCTCCGAAAGGTCCGATGCCGAACCCGTTATAGCCAAATGTTCCAGGCGATGGCGTAAAGTTTGATTCATCAGCCACGCCGGAAGAGATCAGGCATGCCTTGACCGCATCGGATACCATGTGCTCGTATCCTCCACGGAAGTAGTTCAGCCCCGCAGAGGGCTGACTCCAGAAGTCGGGGTCTCCCCAGCCTCCGGCTGGAGTGGGAAGATTCGCTGCTCCCTGCTCATTCGTGTAAGCATCGTAGCGAACTTCAACATACTCACATGGGGCAATCTCCTTCACAGAGATGCCCCTGGGAATGCGAAACCTTTCGTGGAGCGCATTCCAGGCAAAGGGAGCTTCCTCCACAGTGTTCAGTGTATACACCCAAGCCATCGAGAAAGCTCCCTTCAGCTAGTTACGCCGCTAGTGCGTCGAACTCGTGCACAGTAAACCAGTTGGTTCCATCGGAGACGAAAGTCTTCGCATGAACCTGACCAGTGATCAGAGTAGTGTTAGCTGCTCCGTCAATGAGCCCGGCTGCCGGGGTGATCGTAACGGTGAACGCCGCAGCAGTCTTGTAGACAGTGTACTGGCGTCCAGGCTGTACAAGCAGGCCACTCGGAAGAGTGACCGCAGTTGCCGCACCTGGAGTAAGAAGCAGTACATAGTCGTTGTTGGTCAGTACGTTCGTGGTTGCAGTACTGGAACGTACAGTGTTGCTGGTGTTATCAGCACCGGACATTAGTCCTCCATTGATACGAAGAAAGGGGCCCGCCCAAAGGCGGGCCCCATCCGTTAGTTGGCGCCGATCGAGCTAGAAGACTCGGCTCGGATCAGGGCTTCCTGACGGTAAAGACTCCAGCCAGCCACGCCGTACCAGCCCAGAGGCTGGAAGCGGGTCAGCTTATCTACAACCGGACCGCGAACGGTGTGGAACTCCTCCGCCACAGCCTCGGCAAGAGCCTGCTGTCCGGTGAAGTAAGTGTTGTAGACATCGACGGTGCCACCAGCACCGGCATTGACCTGGACAGTGGAGCGAGGAGTCTCAATGAAGACAGCTCCCTCGTACTCTCCGATCTCTCCAGCCCAGATGTTACCGGCCGCAGAGTAGTTGTGCGGGTCACGCCACGCTGCTCCACCAGTCTCCGCACGAAGGTCGTGCGAAACCTCTGGGTGAATGTATGCAGTGTAGAAGCTTCCCTTGTTCGGGTGAACCTTGTTGGTGCGCAGCTTCGCTACAGCAAGGCGAACCCAGCTGGATGCGAAGATGTCAGCCGCAGTGGTTCCAACAGTGGTCTGAGCGCCGTTGTAAACGGGGCCAGATGCGCCATTGTCACGAATGTAGTTCGTTCCACCGTCAAGGACGTTGCGAACGAGAGTGTCGACGGAGTCGACAAGGTTCCACGCTACCTGGTTTACGAGACCTGCGGTCACGTCCGTGAAGCTGAACAGGTCCAGCTTGTTGGAGATCAGGATGGAGTTACCATACTCGTTCAGCGTCACGCTGACAGTGGTGGGCTGTCCCGCCGCAACAGCGTCAGGGTCGACCAGCTCGTTGAGCGGAGTCGTCGCCTGAGCAAGGTCCTGGTACAGCTCGAAGACTACCGAGCTGCCAGGCATTGCCTGCTGCACAGGTCGCTTGTCGGCGACCTGGCGGAACATGGGCTGTGCGCGGAGCGCGAACTCCAGGGCACGGTCATACGTGGTCTGGACGAGATTGCTCATCGCCGCAGTACCAGTGAAGGCGTTTGCTATTTGATGCCGTTGAGGTATAGGGCTGCCCTAGTCACGACGTGCGGGTCATCGTCAAGATGGAAGTCTTCCACGGACTTCTCGATGCCGCACTTTGTGCAGCGTTTCACTCGCGGGGCTCACTTCCTATCTGGAGCTACAGACTACTTGATGTTCGACCATGCGGCCAGTAGACTGTTGAGATCGTTAGCGTCATTGACGCCAGCCGTTGCAGCTTCCATCGTGCCAGCCGGAGTTCCGAACTGACCTGCCTCATTGAGGCGCTGGTACTGCGCTGCCGCGTCGCCCTCAAGGGCGACAGGCGGTACTGCTGGGTCAATTGTTGGGGCTGGAACCGGAGTTCCTCCGCCACCTCCGAAGAGGGACTGCATAGTGGTTGCCCACTCACGGACCTTGGTCGGGTCCGCCTCTCCCTTGTACTGCTCTCCAGCAGTGGCGGGAATTCCAAGCTCACTGAGGGTTCCTGATACGGTGTTGTCGCGAAGCTGCTTGGTGACGGCGGCCAGACCGTCTGCCAGCTCCTTGTTCTGCGTCTTCATCGCATCGTATGCATCACGAAGTGCCTTGGGCCCGGTTAGCTCAGCAGTTCCGGCCAGGTTCGTGTTGTCCTCGATACCCCATGTGTCGCTCATGTGTCTCCTAATAGAATGTGAACGCCAAAAGACACGGCTAGGGAGCCGTGTCTTCGCTCGTTCGGATGGTTGCCAGTCTTCACTACAGTACTGCTTGCTGGCTACAGCGTACCGGTTGCCCCTGAGGGAATCGAACCCCCATC